CCTACCGGTCTCGTCGAAATATCGTTCGTTTATTTCGAGCGCTTCATGAATCCTCTCATCGGTTCGGAGATCATCGTATTCTTCTTCAAGGCGTCGATAGATTTCCCGCATGATAACCTGACAGGCTAGTTTTATATCGTCTGTCGTTTTCCCTGCTCGGGATACCTCGCCTTCATATTCAAGGTCATAGTCGATAGAGTTCTCATGTACATAGCGATGACCAGCCCTTGAGAGCTTTACCCTGCTATCCGGGTAATCTTTCATGAGATTCTTTAAGTCTGTCGCAAAGAGCCGGAACTTTTCTTCGTTCGGCGCATACTCTGTCAGCTTTATGACGTCTATATCTCTGTAGTAACACGTCCCGGTAAAGCTCGCTCCGTCCCCTTGCGACGAGAAGCCAGAAAAAGCAATTTCGGGTTCGGTGAATCCGCAATAGCCTAACAGCGTCTTAATGTCATAATAGGTGAAGTTCCACCAGTCGCAGTCAGTGTTCCAGTCTCGATGGTCGTCGAGTACCTTCTTGTAGATTTTCGGAAATTGCTCTTTCAATTCCGATATTGTGTAGAGAATACGTGTTACGGTTTTCATGTTGTTTTGAGCCTCGCTTTGCTCGCCTGCTCGACGCTTTCACCGTCGGCATTTCCTTATTCCTCGTCGATAACACTTGCGTACGTCATAAGACCATACATTATTGTCTGTTCCATATGGTAACATTTTGCCGTGTCGTCCGCGCCTTCTAGGCGACATATGGGTATACCCTTGCGGTCAAATATTTCGTACATGTCGACCGCTTCGTCGAATCTGACAGAATTGACCCGTGTCGTTTTCTTCAAGAATCCGATTTTCTTTAGTCTGTCAAAAACAGCCCTGTTAGTCGGCCATGTTTCTTCAAACTTCAGGACGGCAATTTCTGACATGTTACCCACTTCATAACCGTCCTTGGCATTCCTCCATACGATGTAGTAATGAATCAATCGAAATTTCTGCATGACTATTCTCCTATGAATAGAGTTCGGCTACCTTGACGGATTCACCGTGCTTGTCAAGTTGCACGGCAACGCCTGAAAAGTATGAATCACCCTTGTAGCCGTGCGGCTTAAATGTTCTGCCGGTCAGTGTCGTATAGCTTGTGTCTTTTTGGGCAATTATAAAATCTGACAGATTATATAGGCAGTTCCGATAGATAAAATATCCTCCCGTGTCTTCAAAAACACCAAGATATTCGTATTCCTTCTCTGCTACCTTCTGCCATTTTGCGGACAGTTCACAGTAGGTCAATAGTTGGTAATTTCTGCCGTTGAAGTACATTTCAAGTCTTTCTTCTCCGACTAATTTGTCCCATTTTCTCATATGGCACCACCTTTGTATTTCATTCTATCAATAACTGTTTGTATGTTTTTACCTTGTAAAAACTTGAGTACAGTCTTATTCACCTTATAGTCACTGGCAAATTTTCCATCATAGAAAGCAATTCTATTGCATGTGCTTCCGGACGTTGATTCTATGCCGAAGCCGTAGCAATCCAGAATCAAAAAACATTTTCCGTAGATATGGAAGGAAATTGTCTTTCCGTTCAAGCCTTCAGTATGAATGTATGTTTTCTTCATAGCCTATCCTTTTACCCGTATAGATTGAACATTACGGATACCTTCACTATTTGCCTTTACCAGCGCTTCAAGGGCTGTTCTAGCCGTGTATTGGCGTGTTATTGGATGTTTAGACCGTGTTAGTCCGTGTACCACTATAATGAGTGTTCTCATTGTTCCCCCGATAGGCTGTTAGCCCATGCTAAGCGTTTCACGCTTGCGTTTATTTTGTCCGTACGCTATATAGCAGGCGAACAGCTAAAAAAGTGTAAAAATTATGTACGATTTTTTGTTTTATTTAGTTAGTACGATTTTTTGTGCAGTGTTACGCTGTTCGTGTTAGAAGTGTTTCGGCACGTGTTAGGCGTTCAGCGAGTGACATAATAGCACAATGCAATTCAGACTGGTCAACGGGTAATGTTCCATTGACAAGGTATGCTTTACTGATATGTCGCCAGCATTGACGAAACATATCGTCAGTACCATTGAAAAGCATTTTTTCACTCAAATAGTACTGACTAAGTACCATTGCGCTACTTGTTTCATTATCACGCTTCATATTTGCCCCCTATAGGCTGTTAGCCAGTGCTAAGCGTTTCACGCTTGCGTTTTATTGGCCGTACACTATATAGGGGGCAAATTCTTAAGGAAGTGTAAAAATAATCACGAATTTAGTGAAAATAATTGATTTTATATGTTTCTCTAGGGTAACAAATGTCAATAAAAAACAAAAAGAAGAAAATGGTTAACCGGTTTACCACTATATAGAATGGGCATTTGCGCTGGTGTCATCACTTTTTGTATTATATATATACCATGTATTCACATTTTTTTAAGATTATGTGTTTTTTCCCGTTCCCCCCGTTTCCGGTTTGTTTCGTTGTTTGATTAGTAGCATTCGATTGGATTTTTTCAAAAAAGAAGCAATAGAAGGGCTGAAACAATGTTTATAAATCAAATATAACAATAAAGGTATATAGATATTATGTCAAGCGTTTTTTTGTTGTATAGGATACCAATGATATAAACGATACGAAAGATATACATAATGCAATCAGTACAGTAGGAACACACGATACATGTATACACACGATACATGTATACACACGATACACACGATACACAATGTATATACGGATATTGAAGATACATTTTTTGAAAGAATTCAAGCAAATTTTCACCTTTACTATAATTTCACTATAACAGTAACTTCACTTCAAGTGAAATAACTATTTTTCTCTTTTTCTAAAAAAATATGAATACATAGTATATATATAATGCAAGAAGTGATGACACCAGCGCAAAGGCAAGCCAGTAAACGCACGCCAGCTTTTTTTCTGTTTTTATTTTGTTTTTTATTGACAAGTTACCTATATACCATTACAATGAAAGTACAGTGAATTCACTGTAAAGGCGGTATTTTATGAGTTTTAACAGGGAAACAATGCTGAGGATTGAAGCCGTTGCGCTTATAGTAGCGGACGAAAAAGCGGAAAAAATCGCGGAAATTGCCGAAACAATGGACGGAGATATACACGGTGCGTCCATTCGGTACGTGTTAGGCTGTTTGAAGAATGCAGTTAGGCGCGGAGAAACAAAGAACATGATACAAGCACTAGAGCGACTAGAAGACTCGCAAGTAGGTGACAATGGTAACACGCTCGCCAAACCGTCCGCATTATCGCGGGAAGTAGCACGTATCAATCGCATAAACAACAATGAAAAAACAGTATCGGTAAAGCGCGTGCATAGAGTAGGCATGGCTAAAGTGTACGGCTCGCTTCAAGTACAATGGGATATTGCAACGGACAACAATACGGTGGAGCGTGCGTTCATGCTTAATAATGTGGACGAACAGATCAAGGCATACATTGGCACATATATTGGTAAGCTATCAAAGACAAGCTACAAAGCACTAAAGGCAATAGTACAATCAAGCGTACCGGTCAAGAAGATTATGACGTGCAAGGGATACGAATCACTACGCAATAAAGCAAAGTATTTGCATGGTAAGTGTTCAGCACGTGACGCAATTACAGCAACACAATGGGCTTCAATGCTCCGCCAGTATGTAAAGGTAGCATGAGCAGTCAGTTATTGCATGTGCATACATGTTGCAATGTACGCACATGCAACGGATTTTTAATTGTGAGGGGGAATAAATTGATGACAAGATAATACAGGGAAAGAATTGTTTCAGGCGACGACAAAAGAATACTAGGACTAAATTGTTTCGTGCGACGACAAAAAAGTCCTGCCAGAAAATGTACCAGAAAGAATTTTTTTGGGGGGGTGAACCGGGCCCGGCGCGCAATTCTCAATATAAAATGTCTGTCAACAAAAAACTTGTTGCATCCCGTGCCACACAAAAAACTTGTTGCATCCCGTGCTACACAAAAAACTTGTTGAACCCTGTGCCACACAAAAAACTTGTTGCATCCCGTGCCACACATAAACCATGCGCATCCCGTGCCACACAAGATGTCAGTGGGATGTCAGTAAAATAGTGCTTGACCTCATTCGCCTCTCGTGAGACAATAGATTACCAATAGGACTTCATGAGTCGCTTAGGCGTAAGCCTGCGACTTAAAGACCATAACGTCAGAAGTCACACAAACGTCAGGCACCTTGCATAGGCGTCGCCCTCCCATCGGAACATACCCTCGGTGCGGGGGCTTTTTTATTGTTGACAAGAGAGGCCGGTGCCCCGTATGATTGGGATGTCTGGCTTAAGACTCCTTCGATGAGTATTGATACTTTTCCAGACTGCACCTCATGCGCATCTATCTCCGCCTGCGCGTGGGGTGTTTTATTTTGAGTACGTTGTGAGGTAAAGGTTAAATCTTTTGTTGACGCGTGCGGAAAATTGTATATATACTGCTAGGTATGGCGGAACCACAAAACGAACTCACACTCGCTCACTTGCCGAGCGAAGAACATGCAGACTATTTTAAGCTCCTCGTAAAGAACTGTATCAAGGCATATGGCAGAACGTATTCGGATAGTATCGCGCTCGACTTCAACGGCGTGATAGGAAAGATGCGTGTTATGGTCCTTGATGACGACACGTACAAGAAAGAAACGAAAATGTTGAAGGCGCGTAAGTTCGTCGACGATCTTGGCGAAGTGGATCGCATCACGAGGGAAATGAACTTCCCCGACGATGAGATTTCAGAGGACGAAGGACTCATGGCACCTTCCCTCCCGAGCGAAGAAATACAACTTGAGGAAATGCCCGAGGAAGAAGCAGCCCCGGACGAACCGGCTGAGGAAATAGATCCGTTCGGCGACGACACCTTCGACATCAGGAATAAAGATAAGAAGCCGCCTAAGCTTCCACCACCTCCAAAGAGCCCAAGGCCCCAGAAGCCGATCGTGATAACGAAAGTAGTCGAGAAAACAAAGAAACCGACTAAGGGGTGGGACAAAGACAAGATCACGTTGCAGCTTAAAGCGCTCCAGCTTAAGAATGAAATGCTCGCCGAAGGAAGCAACGAAGAGGAAAAAGAAGGCGATGCCCTCAATATTTTCTTTGTGCCAGTGTCGAGGGAAGAGTTTGAAGCGATGAAGAATGTGGAAATCTCCGCGTCAACGCTAGAGGATGAAAGCGCGTTCAAGGAAGACGACAACATGATGGTCAAAAAAATCATGAAGCGGGAGCTCAATAAGACCGGAAATGAAGGGAATGAGCGAAGAACGCATATGGAAGACGGAGTCGAGGTCGAAGATCTATGATTAAAAAAATGCTCCTTCCGAACCAGAGCCTCTTTTTGCAGGCTCCTTTTCTGTTTCCCGACCGGCGCTATCACATGCACGTCGCTGGGTATGGAGCAGGTAAAACAAGCGCGGACGCACAGGCTGCGGAGTATATCTCGACGATACTGCAGGGGAAAACTGATAAGGAAGGTCACCGGCCGCGTGTGCTTTTGGGGGGCGTGACCATCGGGCACCTTGAGAAGACGACGCTCGCGTATATCATACAGGATCTTGAGAACTCAAAGACGGTCTACAAGCATGACACGAAGAACAACATCCTGCGAATTGGCAGTGTCGACATATTGATAACACCGCTCCAGAATCCGGGCGAAATAATGGGTTACGACGTGTGCGCAAGCATCCTCGACGAAGTGGACGATCTGGGGCTTTCGGCTGCGGAGGATGTGACGTTTGAGGCGGTGAAGGCGGTCAACGAACGCACGAGGCAGATCATACCTGGGATGAGGCGTCCGTTTATCATGATGGGGTGCTTTGGCACAGGGACGGAAGTACTGACAGTAGACGGGTATAAAAAAATAGAAACCATAGTACCGGGAATGCTAGTTATGACAAGATCCGGGTACAAACGAGTTTTGCGTCAGTGGCGGACAGGTTTTCGGGAGGTTATAAATTTACACGGTATATCTCTTACTCCTGAGCATCCGGTATGGGATGAAGCAAAGAAAGATTGGGCCGAAGCAAGGTACATTGACAGCTCGTCTATATGTATGGTATCGTCATACTACGAGGCAGAAAAATGGAAGAGATTGCTGTTGTCGATGGAACAGGCTTTGGATACGCTCCGGTTTGTTTTAACGGAGTACCATACTATTGGGTACATAGCAAAACGAAGAAACAAGGATATTACAGAAGTCATGCAGGTAATGGTCCAAGTAAAGGACTACATGTCGCAGTATATGCAAGTATCAACGGAAAAGTACAAGATGGATATATTGTGCATCACGTCAACGGTAACACGGGTGATAATAAACCTGACAACCTTGAGAGCACTCCTGGAAAAGAACACAATACCTACCACGGACATCATCGACACTTTGAGTATGTTTGTGCTCAGTGCGGAAAGAAGCAATACGCTAGAGCATCAAATTCATCCTTATGCAAAGAATGCCAGTATGAAAAACGAAAGCAGGGTATGCGAGAACGAGCAAGGCAGATTAGCGCAGGTACTTATAAAGGTGCTTGGAAAAAACGGGTTAGTCAGCATGTTTGCGTCGACTGCGGGGATACGTTCATGTCAAGAAAAGAAAATGCTAAACGGTGTGGCAAGTGTGCCAGACTACGCGTTAATGAACAGGAGAAAAACAGGGCACAAGAAAAACGAGCAGGTGTCGGAAAAGGATTGTATGCCTGTACATGCTCGGTATGCGGAAGAGACTACACAACAAAAAGACCTTCTGCATTCTGTACACAGAAGTGTAGTGACAGGTCAAGAACTCTTGGGGTACATACAACAGCTGGTACCGGTCACATCAAGAAAACTTGCCGGTGCGGCAGGGTGTTCAGAGCGTGTGGAGGATACAAAGACAGCCGATGCCCGTCTTGTGCCGGTCTATGACCTTGAGGTCGAGGGAAGCCATGAGTTTTTTGTAAGAACAAACGTAGGCGATATATTGGTCCATAATAGCACCTCGCAAGGACAGAAGGGACTCTACCGGCTCTACACGCAGTTCAAGAAAGCAGGGACCGGATTCACCTTAGTGCGCGGCCGGACGGCGGATAACTACCATCTTGATCCTACCTATGTGCGCTCGATGTACGAGATTTACAACGAGCGGGAGAGACGGGTCTATTTGGAAGGTGAGTTTCTCGCGATTTCCAAGGGGCAGGTGTTCGGGGATTTCGACTGGGACAGGAACTTTATAAACGACGAACTCGACCGGAGGATCACGCAGGACGAAGTGTTGTACTGGGGACAGGACTTCAACCAGGGGTATCATCGCGGGTGCGTCGCGGTGGTGCGGGACGGAATTATGCACATCATAAAGAATTATGAGTTTGCTGAGATGCGGGACGCGCCGAGAGTTGTCAGGTATGATTTCCCCTCACAGCGGATATATATGATACCGGACACGACGGCAAAGGATCAGCTCACACATTTCACTCGGGAGCTTAGAAGAAATAATGTACACCTCATTATGCGCTCGAAGAACCCGCTCGTCGAGGATACGGCATTCTTGGTGAATAAGATGCTGTTCACAAAAAGGATTATCGTGACGGCGGGAGCGCGGGAGACAGCAGAAGATCTATCGCTCGCACAGCGGGACAAAGACGGGAACATCCCGAAGGGAAAAGGACCATCAAGCCCTATACATCGATGTGACGGGGTTCGCCTGATTGCCTTTTTTCTGGCTTGCAACAGACGGGAATTCGCCGACATCAGGAAGCTCACCGTGGCGCGGAGACTCGATATTGAGGAAGACGGCGACGTAAAAGAGATGAGTTCGGGGTTCTATGACCTCTCACCGCAGGTGCTGTAAGCCGAAAGGCCTCGTACGCCGCCGGTATTATAAATAAAACAACGCTTGACAATTATGTAATATGCGCAATACTATCGATATATGGCATACTACCGTGATATATGGCGAATCATAAATAGCGAGAAGACCTCTACAGGTCGCGACAGCGAAGGGCACAGGGTCGTAAACGACGCGAAACATTTCAAAGAAATGTCCATAACCCGGCATCAACGCATCACCGACACGATAGTGAACGAGCAGAAAAAGCTCATAATGAAGCAGTCAGGACAAGAGCTGACGAGTTTATCGGACGTCAGGAAATCTGTCGCAGAGCTCGTCGCACCTATCTTGAGCTACAAGGCTGACGGAAAGCCTATCCTGAGCCGGGCTCGGGACAACATCATGAACATGTCAAATATGTCGGGTGTGCCATACCAAGATCCGATGATGAATAATGTCACGACGCCGAACCTGTGGATTGATCCGGGTGAGGCAGCATCCATTTATAGCCAGGGCGGAATCCCGGCACTCGTTGTCAATAAGAAGAGTCACTCGATTCTGTTGAACGGCGTGCGTATTAAGAACCCGCGCCTCCAGCCAGAACAGCTCGACGCGGTAAACGAATCTGCAATCAAGACAGGACTTGCTAATTATCTTACCCAGGCGACGGTAAATGGCCTTGTGTACTCAGGCGGACTGTTGTTTCCCTTCTTCAAGAAAGATTCACCCCTGTCGATGAGCCTTGATATGAACACACTCCTTAAGTACGACATCGTAGGGAAGGATTGCATCGATCGATATGTCGCACTCGACAAGTGGAATACCGTTATCATCCCGAACTGGAACCCAACAGCGCGGGATTTTTTGTACCCTGAGCAGTACTATATCCCGTTCTTAGGGGCTGACGTGTCAGGTCAGCGGTGTGCTCGTATTGTGCCGCGCCCGCAGGCAGGCTACTGGGGCGCAGTCATGACGATGGGATGGGGAGCCCCGGATCTATCCGGCTGGTATCCGGCCGTATGCAGCTACGAAAGCGTCATCAAGGCAGTGCCGACGATGATAAACCAGATGTCTATTCTGGTGCACTCATTTAATGTCGACATGACAAACGCCATGAACGGCGCGACAGGTCTTGACGAGCTCACCGACGAATCAACCCTTCGTGTTCGCCAGGCATCTATGCTTAATCCGGTATCGATGGACGTCATCGGGGAGCTCAAAGCCATTCAGCGGGATTTTGCCGAGGTTCCGGCGCTCGTTCGCCTGGTGAGGCAGGACGCTGCGGCCAAAGCTAATATCCCGGAAGAACTCTTTTGGTCGTCCGAGCGTGGTGCGTTCGCATCCGGGGACCAGACAGAAGGTGCACTGGAGAGGCAGTGGGAATCGGTCAAGTACATCCACCGCGATATCGCGTTCCAGATGAAGAATATTGCTATGCTTGAGATTATCAACGCTCTCGGAAAAGACCGAGACATCATGAAGGCGCTTCCCTACACGACAATAGAGTTCGACAATCCGATCACGGCAAACGCAGAAGCGCGGGCGAAGATATTCGCGGACTTGAGCAAGGGAACGTTCGACCTTACGGCATCAGGTGTTCCGACCGATGTTAGCGTCACCATCGCGGCTGCCTACGGAGATGACAGGCTTGGTATCAGAAGCGACACACTCAAGATATTGAGAGAAAAACAAGTAGAGAATGACGCGAGAGCGAAAGAGAAACACGAGAAAGAGATGGAGCTTGTTGACGCTCAGATAGACGGTGCGAAGGCGAGCGCAAAAGCGACCGCAGAAGGTGGTGGGGCAACCGGTGGTGGGGTCAAGGTCCCAGGGAAAATTCCTGGTAAGGAAGGCGGATACACGAGACTCGAACAGCACGCGAAAGAAAAGACGCGCGGAACGAGTGCCAGGCGTGAGAGTGCACAGCGGGCGGAGGGGAAAAAGCTATGAGCGGTATACGGATAAAAGATAAGCAGTCATACATCACGGTGAAGGACGTCATCGTCGCTCGCTCGGGTATCTATATATACTCCCGAGAAGAGGTGTTAGCCCGCGGTCTTAAACCCGCCCAGGTGAAGGACTTCTATAAGGAGTACCGGCCTCCCTCAGTCATCGTCGCAGCGAAGGATCTCTTTGACCTCGTGCCGGTCCCGCACCAGGAGCATGTTGAAGACGAGATTGACCACACGAATTTCGGAGAAACGACATCCGCGATCATCGGCGGTCCTATCAACGTCGTGAAGCTCGGGGAAGATGTCGCCTTGCAGGGCAAGATCAAGTTTTTTACTTCTTCTGCCCACCAGTACTATATGGACGGCAACAAGGAGACGAGTGCGGATTACAGCTCCGTTGCGGAAGTTGTGGACAACCCTGATGAGGTGGGGTATGATATTATCTTGAAAGAGATAATAGATGTGAATAATGTGGCTATATGTGCTCACGGGCGCGGCGGGAAAGACGTTCGCGTACTCGACCAAGCCCCGGAGAGTGTAACAGATATAACAATAGGGAGGAAAGGCATGAGTATTCTCAGCTACCTGGGTATCGGAAAGCCGAAAGGGACATTCTCTGTCGCACTCAAGGACGCGCTCACCAAAGCACGCACTCTTGACGGGGCAGCACGGGACAAAGAAGTCGTATCGGTAATGGGTCACATCGATGGTTTCAAGGATTCGGTGGACAAGGAATATATCGTCGGCGTTGTGCGGGACAGCTTCGCGCACGCGGACGAGGTGCTCGATCCGGTAAAATGGAAAGAGGTCGGACCCTTGGTCGACGGTCTGTACGCCCGCTGCTCTGACGCTGACGCGCTAGAAGCACAGAAAGTGCTTGACAGCATGAAGGGCGAAGAGAAGAAAGAAGGCGACGAAGAGGAAGACGACGAAGAGACCAAAAAGAAAAAGGTCAAAGACGCCGCCGACAAAGAAGCTGCCGATAAGGCCGCCGCAGAAGAAGCAGAGAAAGGCCGGTCGAAAGATACGGCTACACTCATTCAGACGGCCATTGCTGACGGGATCGCGAAAGGCATGGCAGTCCTTGAGGAAAAACTTCCGGCCATGATTGACGCAGGCGTAAAAACCGCACTCAACATAGCTGCCGAACCCAAGGGTCGCAGCAAGGACAATGCTCCGATCAATGCGGACGGCATGGAAGAAGACGTCAACTGGGCAGTCGACGGCGTAATGGGTAACAGGGCTTCTCGCTAAGAGCGAGAGGCTTAACCTGAATAGAATATAACGGAGGACAATATGGCAATGGAAAAGACGAGCGGTATTCCCTTGAGCCTCACCGGAAACAATATCTGGCGCGGTGGGAACAAGTCGAACGGAAAGCTCCAGCTCTTGCACAACTTTCACCTCACGACCGGTTATGCCCGGCTCGTGATACAGCCTTTGCTGCAGACTGAGCTCGACGCCGCAGGTGCAATCGGTGTACCGTTCGGAAACGGCGTGTGGTACGACCGCACGAAAAAGTCAACTGAACCCGGTGTTATTTACGCTGGCGTTCCCACCGCAGGAAGCCCGACGCCGAAACTCGCAGGCGTTCTCGCATACGAAGCAGGACTCGCGTCCGGTATGCCCGCTGCAAACAATGGCATCCAGCCCATGAACAAGGGCAAGCTCATCAAACGCGGTTTTGTCATGTACAAGACCGGTAAGGTAGCAGCCGCAGGAGCAGCCATCGCGTACGCAGGCATCAACGATGCAACCATGTACGCGTTCGTGGAAAACGCAACCGGTGACCCGGTGTTCGCGGCTCAGACCAGCTATTCAGCTGCAGGAGTTCCGGTACTTGCAAACTGCACCTACCTCGGAAACATCGTACATCTTGAGCCGGAGAATGAATCCTGGCTTGTCGAACTCAAGTTCTAAAAGGAGCAATCAATGGGCAGCTTTATGAATTCTTCCAAGCCCTTTTCCGCTTTTGCGAAAAAGGCAGAAACGTACCTGGCTGATCGGTTCCCTGAGATTCTCGACAAGAACGGGGTCCAGAGCATTCACATCGGTCGTAACAAAGACGCCTCATCCGGCGACAGGGGTGCATATCGCATCACCGGCGCCCAGGCGCAAACACGAGGGAACTACATGGAAGTTCCCGACAATATTCTTCCCGACGGGATGATCCGCAACGAAGGCGCACGACAGAAGACATTCGAGACTCGTGTGTCCGACAGCGCCAGGAACTACATCCTCGACGAAGTCGACAAGCTCGTTAAAAGCGGTGTAGCAGAAGGCGAGGCCCGCAAGCGCATCAAAGACAGCATCCCGGTCGTGACGTACTTCGACACGAAAGCGGGAATCTATGTTGCAGAACCCGTCATCGCTCGTGTGAACGACTCGATGATTTCGAGCCTCTCCGTTCCGTACTGGAACGTGTCGTATACCAACAAGGTCTTCAAGCAGCCCTTCATTGAAGGAATCGCGAAGAACCTTGTGAACACCATCGGTGTCCCGAACGTATGGGCCGACGCGCTCGTCATGTACGCGGAAACCTTCGAGGGTATGGCACGCCTTTCCAATACCGCACACGGAACCGTTGAACCCAACGCATCCGCAACGGTATCGAACCGCATGGACATGCTCGTATCTGATTTCGTCAACATCGTCATCGACTACGAAACCGGCATGCAGGAAGGCATCATGGGTGCCCAGAACGGAAACCCCTTGACCTCTATGGCGATGGGCGACCGCGAACGCTACGCTCGTCTCATGATCTCCCAGATGTCGAATGCACTCACCCTCTTTGGATCTGCCGAAAGCGGATTCAACGGGCTCGCACAGACCGTCTCGGAAGACGCATGGGTCGGAAGTTCCCTCCAGACAATCTGGGCCGGTGCTTCCGCACAGAAAGGTGCCGACGCAGTCAAGTCGCTCCTCAAGATCATCGGCGATATGCAGGAAGCCCTTTCTTTTCTGCCTACCACGGTGCGCATCAACGTGTCGCCGACCGCGTACAAGGTTCTCAAGTGGACCATGCAGTCGGACCTCTACAACCAGGCAAGCCCTCTCAAGATTCTTGAGAACGGTTTCTACGATACCTCGAAGATCACCAGCAACGGTTTCATCAAAGGTATCGACGACTTTGTGCTTGTCGCAGATCCTTTCTGCGCGGCCCAGACTCCCTGGAACCCGAACTCGACCGACCTCACGTTCATCACGTTCCCGAGCGTGAAGTCCGCGCTCGATCCGATGGACGGACTCGTCATGCAGCCTGTAGCAATCGAAAACTACATCCTGCCGTCATATCCGCAGCGCGACGGTCTCTTGCGCACTATGCTCAAGCGTCAGGGATCTGTTATCGCTCCTGTCACAGGAACGGTAAAAGTAATCCGGGGTATGGGTATCTAATTAATAGTGCCGCCTGAGATCTGAAATGATCCCAGGCGGTAATTCTTTTTCAAGGAGATAGTGATGGCAAAGAAAAAAGCGGACGTAGAATCGGCCGGATCTGTATGGATTCAGAACACTCACTCTGCGGACATCAGACCGCAGTATGGCGTGACAGAAGAAGACGGCACGGTAACTGTCATAGGGCAGCTTTTCGTGCGTGAAAAATATAACCGTGACACGGGGCAGGTTACTGACACCGGGTATACGGAGATCACGAAAGAGCTTCATGAGGATCTCCTCAAGAACTCCAAGGTGTACCGCGAGGATATCGAGAACGGACGATTGGTCATGTTCGAGGAAGCACCTGCTGCGGCTCTCACGACCTCTCAGCAGGTGGCGGATCTCACTCAGAAGCTCGGGCTCGCGAATGCGAAGATCGCCGAACTGGAAGAGACTGTCCTCGAGTTGACACCCCCGAAACCGAAGAAAGAGGAATAACACGATATGGCGATACCAGTTTTCGTAGATGGAGTTCCGGCAAAAATCCTCATAGCTGATTTCAGAAGGGCGCATCTTGCGTCTTTTCCGAGGTTTGTGGGTGGAAACTACGATGCTGTTATCGCCGATGCTATTGACGCGGTGTATGACATGTTCAACGGAGTGAATACGATGTGGGACATGGAAAGCGATCAGGTGTGGTACGATAAGACCATACGCTGCTACTTATTCCTTACTGCATGGTATATCGCCGACATGTACCCGACGTACTACAAAGGCGGCATGGTCATGGGCCCTCTGTCGCTCGCATCGAAGAAAATAGGCGACGTAGAGATACGGTATGCGCCGAAACAAAAGAGGAGCACCACAGACGAGGTGCTCGATAGCCTTGCGTCGAACGTGTTCGGTCGCAATGCGCTTATGATGTTGCGGTCTAACCTCAAGAGGTTCCGACTCTATGTGGATCGCTTCGTATACAGATAAGGAGTTTATATGACAATCGTGCAAGATATGGGTGACGGTGACCGGTTCTTTTCTGTCAACATCCCTCTTAAGATAAATGGAAAATTGTACCGGCCTTCTATCTGCTACAAGATGACCCCGGAGCTTATCAGGGATGTGGAAACTCTCGCGAAAGAGAAGAGGATCAACATTCACGCGGAGAAGGTTCAGTATGTGTCCGGTGCTGTTTCAGGCATCGTACGGGAAGTACGGGTACATGCACCAACCGTTCAAGCAGGTCCTGTGCCTGCGGAAGGTATTGAGATAAAGAAGAATAAAACCGAGAAGCCTGCGAAGGAATTTGATGAAGTTCCCGACATCATACAACAGGAAGTAGTCAAGGTCGAAGGCAAGAAGGACAAATAAATGAACCATGTATACGGTGATATACTCGCTTTTTTTCCTGAACTTATGGAACCTTACACCGTGTACAGAATGAAGGCCTTACCTGGTGGAGCCGGGTACGGGGAGAGGACCAATGAAAGACAGGTCGACGGCGTGGTACAGTGGTCTCCAGGTGGAAAGATGGGCATCATGGGTGGGAACCGTGAGCCGAATGCAGTAGGGTCTTTCTGGTTCAACATCGACGATGACGGAGATATCATTCAAGGCGAGTTTATTGATGCAGGGCGGAGAGGTACTTTCATTCTGACGAACGACAAAAGCTACGCCCAGACCGGCGGATACATGAAGATGATAATGAACATCGTGCCTGCTCTTACAGACAGGCAGACGACTAATCAAAAGGTGACACCACAAAATGACTACCAGTAGGTTTTACCGGCCGAAAATAGCGAAGATGACACGAAAAGAGCTTGCCTTTCTGGAAGAAGCAGAAGAGGCAGGCCTTAATTATTTTCTGAGCGACGAAGAGAATCCGATCATGACACGGGAAGTAGCAGCAAGAGGTAAGATGGGGAAAGGGGAATTTCACCCGGCGTATTTCAGCATCGGGGATTTCCAGATCACATACAGTTTCTCGTCGAAGGAGAGAAACAACCTTTTTCCGTCGAAGGGTAAGAACTCGGCAGGGCTTAAGGGCATGCTGAAAACATACGGTAAAAAGATGTCTTTCAGGATCTTGTACGAGTTTCTCTGCAAGACGTTCAATGGCGGGGAGCTTTTTATAGACACATATTTTGCGAGGAAGTTTGAGACAAGGCCTGTATATGCAGACCTATTGAATATTAACGATAAGATACAGACAAGTATAAATGCAGAGGAATATGCACTGTTTTCACAGCTTCATCTTAAGAAAGACGGAACTCCGAATATGTGGTATAATTCCAGTAAGAACTTCAAGGACTTCAAGACGTGGCAAGACCCTATCATAAAGGGTGAAGTAAAAAAGGTTGCGAAAAAGATACAGGACGACATTGTTCGGTGTCTTTCGACAGGGCAGATACCGCTTCGAGGCAGGGAAGGCGCACAGGTCAGTGAAGCAACAGCGAAGATTAGGGAAAGCATGCTCGGACTTGACCCGAACCTTTTTTTCTTTGCCTCTGGGCAACTGATACACGACTTGAGTATCTATGTGGAAATAGGAGCGTAGCATGGCAGGTATTCCGTTCAGCATAACAGAGGGTGTCACGTTCGATAATCTCAGGTGTGCCCTTTGCGCGACGTATTTCCTTACTGTAGATATGAGTGAAGAAGATTGGCTTGCAGCTATTGAGTACGTGGTGCCGATGCAGCACAACATCGAGAACCCGATAACACATATAGAGAAAGACGGAGAGGTAGCGAACGATACGTGGATTGAGTACTGGATAGATGATGACGACAAGATCACACAGGACTATAATAGACAGGGGTCTCTCATAGATGATCTCGGAGAAATAACTGATGAGTACTTCAATGCTACGCAGAAGCTTGCACACGTAACGGTTCGGTTCATGGGGAAATATGCTGAGGCATGGGCTAAGGCCTTTCATCATTTGACAAAACGGGAAAGTGTGGGTAAAATATTCTCAGATTTCTGCGGTGCAACAATACAAGAATATGTCGGGAAAATACTCCCGATAAACGTAGACTATTTCGGAACAGCGAATACCGTGGTGGCTTTTGACATCACGTTTGATTTAAGTTATGTGGAAGTAATAACGCTACCTGCAGAGCGATTGGCATACATCTCGCTTGCAGCAGGTGACATTAACACGTAATAGAGAAGGGAGGAAGACATGAATGTGAACTACGTCGGCTCTTTTGCCGAACGAAAAATGCGGTTCGCCTCATCCGTTTCCGTGGAGGCGGTAGAGAAGAGTGATCTCTTCAATGCCATATCGATTTACATGCCGTCGTCGTTCACTGACGATAACCTCGTAAATTTCGATAAATCGATCCTCGCGGCGGACAAACCGGCAGTGCTTGCGGTCACTGTGGATAATTATGTGGATGTTCTTAAAGGGGACATCCTGGATCAATGGTTACCGATTTTCAGGCAAGATACGAACTTCGATGTCGTCCTGTACATTGTCGTGTTTCTTAACGATGCGTCCACCTCCGGGCTTTGGACAATCGGAAATAAGAGCATCGTGTTTGCACCGCTCGCGGACGCATTCAAGAAGCTCTATTTCATTTCATACATCAAGGCACTGTTCGACCCGGACTACAACGGTGCGGACATCGTGTCCACCGGCACATTCACGAAGATGACATTCAACATCAATAACCCGACAGCGTCTCCTGTAACCCTCGTTGCAGGAACCTACGTGTTCGCGGACGGTGTTAAATCGCAGTCGTTCACGATCGCTGCAGATCAGGTTCTTCCTGCTTCTGGCGGTTTGTTTGGTCCGGTAACTTCCACCCAGACCACTGTAGGTCTCTCAGGAGGTGTAGTGCTCCCGGCCGGAACTGTACTTGGATCGGCAGTGACTCCTGTGCTCACAGGCCTGACGCTCTCTATCCTGACTGTGGTCGCAGGTACCATTGCCGGAACCACAACCAGCCGGTATTTTGACACCGCACTTGCTCTCGCGTATCAGTGCAAGCTGAACACGAAGCTTTCTGCCTACTTTTCCCTCGTTCGGGTGGACCTCACGAAGATATCAAGCGCTGGTGTAGACACTAATAAGTGCTTCATCAGGAGCAAGACCATGCAGCAGGAAGTGGCAGCGATCACGAACTTCCTCACTGGAGACCGCTCGAAGTATTTCTGGGGTGCATTGAGCCTCATGCTTGCCGAGAACACCACGCTCTTTGCTGACTGCGAAGACAGAAACTTGGATGCGTATGTTCTCGCCGGATGGTATTCTGAGAAGAACCCGTCGAATGAGTACGTCGGAAACAAGCTGAGTCTTTTGAGACTTTCAAGCCTTAAGTGCTTCGGCCTTCCGTCTCCTCTCAACACTGCGCTTAACGCGAACGACTCTGCCGGTTTCGACATATTCGACACGAAGAACGTCGGGCATCTTGCTTCGATCTCCGGGTCGAACACCGGAGACAGTTACCTTTCGATGTGCCGTGGTATCACCGGAATCCCGATAACCGCTCTCATGATCTCGAAGTACGTCGACTACAAGTCGGCTCAAGACTGCGCGGACATGATTACGGATAAGGGAACCCTCGTGAACCCGATCCTCACAAACGACGAAGCGTACAAGAAGATCCAGAACATCGTCGCCGGAAACCTTCTTCTTTTTGTCCCTACCAAGCGGATAAACGGAATCATAATGAAGTTCCCACCTTTTGCTAAGGCCAAGGTCGGACTCACGGCTCTTGAAGCATCGAGTGCATGGGCGGCAGGGTATGTCGACGACCTCGACAGCGTAGCAATCAGTGGCGGAATCACTGCCCAATAAGGAGGGCTAAATGTTTGGAGTAAACAGGGCTGCGGCCCACCCGAGGTCGACCTTCCAGGTCGCGGGTGGTGTCACAATGAAATTTCGTCATCCGACTCTTTCTGGGCAGATAAGTAACGCTACCCAGATTGACGAGGTTGACGTATCACGATGCGTGAAGCTCAATGACACGTTCTTCGACGCGACGCCTGGACAGGATAGCTCCTTCCAGGAAGTACTTGTCGATGGGTCAGTACTCACAATAACGAATCATATTTTGGCCGGTAGCATGACGCTGCCGATCATCAGGACCACAGGACTTGTCGGAACCGGTGACTTTGTTGCGGCAGCGCATCTTGTCATAGGATCTAAAGATGACACTGGTGGAACCTTCACGGTCATCCAGAACATCCAGGGAAAACGTATCATAACCGTTTTCTACGGTGTGTCGTTCAAGAATCTTCCGCACCTTCGCATCGCAGGTAACTCGGTAGTACCATACCCGGTAACCATGCTGTATGCCGGATGGTTCCAGGGAGTTTCTGGAGACAGCGCGCTTAACGAGAAGACAATCTGGGCAGTCGGTAACAAGTACGGTCTCAAGGGTGTATACAAGCCCTACGCTGTACAGGCAGCCGAGAACCAGAACGACTTCTTTGGCGGGGCTCCCGCCCAGGCTATTGGCGGCGTAGACGCAACCGATATAGACACCAAGAGCGCTGATATCGGCAATGTTGTCGATATCTCGAAGGTAGGAGCCGCTGAGGGAATGAGCGGAACGCCCACTATACCAGCAGATCCTTCCGGGTGGTAATCACCCTGGTTGAGATGTATTGAACTTGAGGGCCACTTCCTATTCTTTTATAGGGAGTGGCTTTTTACTATAAGGAGAAATAGTAATGGGCAAAATTGTAGACGAGGGAATGGCGGAGCGACTCACCGGAGTGTGTGCCCCAAGAGATTTTACACTGGACGCATCGGTCATAGAGCACGCGGAGACGCATAGAATAATAAGAGAAGACATTAAAATGAATCGCATCGTGTTCAAGTTTCCACAAGGCTTGAACCGAGTTAGTCTTTTTGAGGAGTGCCGGGCACTGACGCAGCTTGAAGACTTCGACACGATGTATGATCTTACAATGCAGTTACTGGTCAATAAAGACCTTGAGATATATATGAGGGATGATGACGGAGCACAGGATCTTTTATGCCAGATCCACATTGTGGACCGTTACCAAGACTTACGGTCCGGCTATGAGTTCATAGATGAGTTCCCGGTAGTAATAACATGGCTTACTGAATTCATCGGTGCATACCTCACAAAAAAATATCCGCTGCCTGGGAAAAAACAAGAAAAGCCACAGCCAGTAGCAGCGAAGACATCGAAGAAAAAGAGTGGCAGACAGAGGTACCAGGTGACACAATCGTAAAGGCGTACTTCGGCAATGATCTTTTATACGCGTGTTATGAGTACATGTTCGACTACAAAAGTGAGCCTCAGGATTTTAATATGCTGTTTGAGTTCTTGCTACATCGTAAAGTGAAGGGTATAATACACAAGGTAGCAGAAGAGTACGCACGGGCTACAAGGCAGTAGAGGAGTATACGGTGGCACACAATAACCAGTTTGGTTCAGGCGATTTCCAGAAGTTTACTCTTGCAATGAACCCAAACAACCCGAAAGATCTTCTCAATAGTAAACATGTAGAGAGTATTATAAAGAGCGTGATAGCCGCGTCCCAGCAAGAAGGTCAGAAAGTCATGCACTCTCAGCGGTCATACGATGAGAACGGTATGCGCATGACTGATTACTACGCCCCGAGCAGGTATGTCGAGACAGCAAGGACTGCTGCGGATGACTACCTGCAGGTCTTAGGAGAGAGCGTCAGTACGAGCATGTCGGTGTCTTCCCCTATCAATACTCCGTTCAGATCTCAAAAAGTGTCCATACTCGACCCTCGAAAAAGGGCCGAGCTTGCACGTATAGTTACCGAGAATGGCGGATTCTTCGATACAAATAAGTCTGGAGTGACCACATACGGACTGGATAAAACAGTTTCATACAATGGGAAGAATCTATCTTCAAGCGTTATAGCCCAGATCGCAAGCTCAAACATGAGGCATAAAGATGACTGGGAAAGCCTTGTGTTTCGTGGCTCTGGTCGGGAGGATTCTTTTTCTGCTAACACGCCTTTAGAGCGATCGATAAAGGCTTCTGCTGCGAAGAGAGCCTTGGTAGAAAAACAGAAAAGAGAATACACATCCGTGGACGAAAGAGAAGCGACCTTTGCCGCCCTCGCAAAGAGGGGAAGAAAGTTCAACCATACTGCAGAGTATGCCAAGCTTCACCCGGACGATCCGTATGTGAAAGCTCGGCTTATGCAGAAGGGCGGAAAGAGCCGGATGGGTAAGGTCGCAGGGGCTGCGCGTATTGCGAAGAACACGTCTATGACCCTTGTTATGGGGATACTTGGCGGGGTGATGACACTCGTTGGCATAATCACCGAGATGTCAAAACTTCTGGGCGGCATAGGCGGAGCTGTACAGGCCCAGCGCAGAACAGACATGAAGTACAACTTCGCCGATAATACTAACCTCAACTGGCAGCGTTATGCAGGCGCGAAGGGATACGACAAAGACACAATTTCAAAAGCTGCAGCAGGGATACAGCAGGCATGGAATAATCCTATGCAGTATAAGGGCGCGAATTTCTCGAAACTTGCACCACTGCTTGGAGACGATACGGCTAATCTTGTGAGGATGTCGGCTAAAGATGATGTGAACATTCTAGGTATTTTCGATAGTGTGGTTGACACATTCATGAAGAAAACCGCTGCAGGTACCACGGCTACCAAGTCAGGCCTCTCGAAGTCAGAAGCGTTCCAGCAGAACTATGAGCTCTTGGCCGAGCACAATGCGGACTGGGCCCAGTATTTTTCCGACATGTGGTATGACTACATGGGCGAGACCGGGGGTGGTGTAACACCCGGTAACTGGAAGAAAGATGGTCGCACTGTAAATAGCGCGGCTTACCGCACACAGTCAGAATGGGCTACACAGTATTCTACGTCTCAGGATCGCACAAACGCATCACAGAAACGCGGGGCAGAAGATACCTACAAAACTATCACAGAAAGCGGTGCAATGTTTGCGAGTACCTGGGAAGACACACTCAAACGAATTGCTGCATCCTCTCAGCAACTGGTGGATGACTTCACCGCATTCGCAGTGAATATACTAAAGAAGTTCGATCTCGCCCCAGAAGTAGTCGCGTCATATAACGCGAAGAATAGACAGATAAACAACGCTGCGTCTGTGCTGCTAGAGGCAAACATAAAGAATGAGAAAGCAGACCTCAATGCCAGGCTTAAGAAAGCAGGTCTTCCTGACATAGATACTCAGGAAAAAGATGGCCCCGGAGCAGACTTCGGGGACGCGTACAGAATATTCCTTTCTGACCCTGCGAACGCAGTAGCATTGGCTGCTTACGCTGACTCGCAGAAGTACCAGAAAAAGCTGGCGACAGAATTGAAGAAAGGGTCAAACGATATAACGAATGCCCAGGTGTATACAGGTACGTCACATGCCGCAAGAACTGTAGGCGAAGCCATGAACCTTTGGAACGACCTGACAGCATCTTACGACTTTAAGGGGACGAACACGATAGAAGGAGACGCGGCATACTCAGCGGCAGCACAGGTCCTCGGAGACAGCGTCTATGCCTCATCGGAAATAAACAGGGTGATGGCAGGAGGGGTAACGCTTAAGGGTATCAAAGGTAAGATACACAACATAAGCGAATTCCGTAATGCCGTACCTGGCGGATTGGTATCTGCAGTACCGACAGGCGGCGGTCAAAGCACGCTGACGGTAACGCTGCAGAGCGTAAAAGACGGCGTGAAAGAAAACTTATCGTCGTTTGTAATTGGAAATACCGGTATCGATACCAACGTTAATATCCAAGATGTCACGAATATAAATAAGCAGACTGTGACCTCATCCAGTGCTGCAACACCTGCGGCTAAGACGGACACTGCATCAAGTCAAAGTAAATACTACACTACCCGATAAAGGAGTAAGCAATGGGCGGACCGATTATAAAAGGACAAGACGACATAAATATAGCTGGCGGCCTACAGGGCGTGAGCAATATAATAATACCCACCACGCTACAGTCTGCTGCCGACATGCTGTCATACGTAGACAGCATGACGTGCCTCTTCGATCCTCGCTGGGTGCCACAACAGAGTAAGATAACACTCCCTATCGTGTTCTTCCACATCAACAGTATCCGTGAGACGCACAAAACGAACGTGAGCACAAAGCGCGTTGTTCTTTACGAGCCTATGGCGGACATTGACGCTAGTGCTGCATCTAACCAGGTGCGAAGTAGCGTCATGCGATCCATAGTGGATAACGCGTGGAGAGAACCAAAGACGTTCCTCATAAATGCCGTGCTTCCCTACCAACCAGCCGGGCGATACATAAAAGAAGCCATCCAGACCGTCTCTGCGACGGTCTTAGGCTTTATGTCACTCCTTGGGGTGGACGTAGACAAACCTGTGCTGGGCGCTGCCGTGAACGCCGCCTGGTCAGCAGCTTTTTCTTCTGTTTCTACGGCACTCAAGATGATGTCGATATCTGCAGACGCGGTAGGTAAGCTTCCGGGGATGAACGGGGTATCGTATATAAATAAGAACTCGATAGACGCGATGGCAGAGGGTGCACAGATTCTGTGCATGAAAATGTGGACGGGATACGACTATGAGTTTGTTATCATAGAGAGCATGGACGTGGAGAAAAAACCATTGGAAGATGACGTGTTTCGTGTTACACTACAGGTGAAGGTAGTCAATGTCCTGACTATCACGAAACCGAGCAAAGCGACGCCGAACATCCTGTCAAGGAACTGGGCATCGAAAGCGATAAGTACAGCACAGAAGGCGCTTTCTGCACCTCTCATCGCTATAACAGGGGTGGACCAGGCAACAGGTGGTGACCCGCTGAACGGCGTGTCAAATCTCGTTAAGGGGAAAATATGAAAATAGTTCTTATGCAAAGTCTTTTTACGAACAATGAGTACGTGTTACCTTACGCGGATAAGACTGCTACGTTCACAATAATAGACGAGACGTTTGAGGCTCTCGGTAAAGAGGCAGTTATAAATCGTGTCATATGTCTGGTAGAGAATACAGACGTGGACGGAAACGTGACAGGACAGCTTGGATCTATGGTAATAGGAGTCGGGGACATGGTAGTCGGAGCATCCTCTACCGACCCGACGCTTATTGGAAAACTTCTGGATAAAGACAACATGGCCCAGTGCACAGTGGAGCTGTACGAATAATGCACGAAAATGTACATGGCGCGTCCTACATACGAAACGATAGTTCTCTCTTTGAGGAAGAAAATGACCTCATATACGGCCGCGTAATAAACGTGAAATTTGTCCGTAAAGACAAGACGTTTTTTACTATCCGAAGCGATTATGAACCGATATACCACGAGGGTCCCGGAGGCGGGACAGTAGAGTTTGTGCAGTGCTCGCAGAAGCCGTCTATTAAGCTTGCATATAATCAGGTATCGAACTCTACTGTTATAGAAGTCAAAATACAGATTGACGCGTTATACATCGACCGAGAAATGGCCGGGCACGAGATAGACTCCAGTGTCGGAAATCCCGTAGCGTTTGCCGTAGTACAACTTGGGTATATCGGGCAATTCCCGGACTGGAGAGAGTTCTCCAGTAAAGAGGATCTCGAAAGATTTTATGACCTTAATAACCACATGATTACCTCTGACCAGGGTGTGAAAGGTGGAAGGCAACTCGTTGTGCAGATGCTCACTTCGTATGCTACAGGGCTTCCGCCTGACCAGGCTTGGGTATTTAACGGCGTTGTAGGTTCGATTGAGAACGGCCTTCGGTGGGATAATGCGAAGACAGACTTCCTCGCTAATTACGGTGACACGAGTTTTCCGTCGCACCTGTCTGAGATTGAGACAGTACTGTACCAATTTATAACAAGACGTTTTATAAGATCCAGCGTTACGCACGATGCCAGGTTTAGCCAGGTCACGAAAGAAAGCGGTGACATAGAGTTTAGGGCGAGTGTAGAAGTGGAAGCGTACGACAGGTACAAAAAAGGAGCTGCCCCTAGCTCCCTCGTGACAGGAGAAGCTACAAGCAGTCTCGACGCCTGGAAAGAACTCAAGCTCGCACCAGACGGTGCTATGAATTATGAAGACGCGGACATGTTCGGTATCGTGTGCTCCTGCTCACAATTCCTACGCTCCCTTCCAATCAACGAGCTTTACAGGCAGTTCGCTGCAGGGGAGAAAGCTATATTCATACCTGCGGATGAAAAGCCGTTTAATTCCCAGCAAGACGGAGTCGGCCAGCAGCTCAGGGCTATCCAGCAGCACTACCAGTTTCTGCGGTGGTACTCGCTTAAGGACGGCAACTTTTATTTTTACCATGTCAATGAGCACGTCGAGGATATATTCAAAGATCCGTACATACAGAAAAAGCAGATCCAGGACGCAACGATACTACCTGCGGTTTATGACATAACGATGGGAGCCACGAGGACTATCCGGTGTCCTTTCTTTTCTGTTATTGACCCTATGACCACTGTATTTTTCCAAAGTAGACTTCGCCTTGTAGACGACACCGGTTACTGGTATCAGCCGAAGAAAGGACTCGACGCATTTCTTGTGCTTCTCGCGAGCGTGGAGTTTTCGACTACAGGGGACGAGAACATAATGACCCTCATGTGCACGGACGTCGGGGAGAAAGAAGCGCTCCTTCTTAATCCCTGGAACGGCGTAGTCACCGTCGAGCCTACAGTACCTGCTGTTGGGGACTACACCACCAACGTCACCCAGAAACAAGAGGTGCGTAATAACGCGTGGGCGGCTATCATGCTGACGTCCGGGCTAGTGCCGTTTAAGAGGTCGTCTGTATATTGGACCACGTTTGCGGTACAGCATATGATACCGACTGCGGACAGAGAAGAGTGGAAAAAGGCCGGGAAAGAACTGACGCTTGTGCAAGCTCTCACCGATCTTCGAGCTTGGAATACTCCAGGACCTGATAATCCAAACGGGGTATGGACGACCGCCCGTATGACAAGCAGCGAGGGACCAAGCCCTGAACAAGCAGCGGTGCCGGAATGTCCTTTCCAGATCCCGTGGCTTTATACGAACGACGTGGTAATGTTCAGGTCTCCTTATAGGCCTGACTATCTTGATAAATATGACCAGAAGGACAGAAAAATAAATGAAACCTGACGCGTTTGAGTTTAATAAAAACAACGGGATATCAAACGACAATGACTGGCTCAAGAACACACCGCTCATAGAGTACGGCATGATAACCAAGGTGTATGATGAAAACCTTGTGGCCGTTCAGGTGGTGGTGCAAGATAGCGCTGCACCCAGGAACTACAACGTCCGGCTCCTTCACCTGTCATCCCAGCTCAAGGAAGAATCAGTCCGTCCTATGGTAGACGACCTGGTTCTTCTTCTGTTTTTACGGGCTCATAAAGACGACATGTTCCTGGACCCGGCAGAAAGACGTGCGAATAGCTCGGACGGGGATGCTACGATATATGCGAAGAATCCTAATAACTACAACATGTTTTCCGGGGTAGGCATACAGCTCGCGACCATTAAGGGAAGATCGAGCGTTACCACCGTGTACGACGAGGACTCAAACGGACCTTCTGTCAATGAGCGGACAGTGGCACGCGTTACGAAGATATTCAATAAGGCGATGTCCATGATATTCGACGTGCCCAGCGCCGACGGAAGTGCGGACGACGAAGCAATAAGTATGCTCTTTGGTAAGAGATCCCCTTTCACTCAAGAACATCACGCCGCAGTAGAGCGGAAATACGGATATGCAAAAGCGCTTGACGGCACGATAACCGAGATAGATGCGCCTGTGACTGAGACGTACAGCAACAAGGCGCCTATTACGGAGAATATTCTCGGTGAGGTGGATGTACACATCGGAACCGACAGCCATAACGCGTCGACCACCGCTCCAGTGAACATTGACCTTAACGACAAGTCACCGGTCGACGTAAAGAGTAAATCAGGGCTCTCCCTGTCGTTCGACAAGGCTGTGCTTGTGAAATACGGGGATAAGTACACGATAGAAGTTACCGGCGACATGGAAATCAAAGGAACAGGAAAAGTAAAGATTAAGGGATCTGAGATCGTGCTCAATGACGGTGTCGGGTACGTGACCGAGTTTACAGCCCTCAAGACAGCTCTCACCACAGCGTTCACCACAGTGAATACGCTTCTCGGGACAAAGATGGACATGGCAGGGGCTCCTGGAACGGTAGTGCTCTCTATGGATACCGCCAAGGTCACGAAGGTGCGGACGTAAGATTGACTTACCGGCTATCCTATGGGATAATCTAGGCTGTAATTGATAGGAGATATCTATGCCATATGAATATAAATCAGGAGACGAGATCCTCCGAACCATAGAGGATGCCTATGACGCATCCGTCGCTCCGAAGAAGCTGTACCGAAATAATAACAATAAACTGCATCTTATCTGCAAGGCTGATGCTGCAGGCTACAAGCTCATGATGGACTCTATCATTGCCCAGAAGAATCGTTTCGACCCGCAGTACTGTCCCAGTAGTGATCTCAAGAGTACTGCAAAGCTCTTGGGCACAAACTACAGACTCGGGAAATCAAGCATCCTCCAGATCATAGTAAATAACGTGAGTGCCACAACAAGCCATGACCTAATCGCCGGAAACTATCAATACCTCTCTGCCTCCGGTGAAATATTCACCTTTAACTTACCCCTCGATAAAACATTCGCTCCCCTCGAAGCCAAGACATACTACGGTGTGTCTGCACACATCGGTCCTTATCCGGTGACTGACAACACAAGCATTGTGGTGCAGCGAGTTGATACCTCCCCTATAAACGGGGATTTTTCCTTTTCATGCCTCAATAACGCAGGATCGCTTGGCTACCTCGACGAGACCGATGAGCAGTTTCGTATACGAATCCTGACTGATACGGGAAGGCAGGATCTCATCGTAGAGCTCCAGGAAGAGATACGGAATTTGCCGACCATCTTCGAGTGTAACTGTGTATTCAATCCCACTACCACACCTGTCGTTGTCGACGGTATAACCTTGGCGGCCGAAGAACTCCTCATATCAATTACCGGTGTCCCGACCGACGAGATCGCGGAGATCGTGGCGCGCAATACGATTTACAAAACACACGTCGTGAATGCGCTTGACGTAGTTCACTATGCGAGCTCGGTGTACGCAGGTGGTGCGTATCCTGTGTACTTTAAGTACCATGACCACACAGTGTACACGACAACAGTCGAATACAGTTATGATGCGACGAAATATCGAACTGACCAGATAGAGGCAGTACTCAACAGCCTTTTGTCGAAATACAAGTATGCCAATACACACTCCGACACGATCACCGAGTATGACGTATACCAATCTTTAAGCGCACACGGTCTTTCAGGGGTAAGCATATTGAATGTCAATCTCCTTGTAGCAGGGTCTCCTGTATCCTACGTGACCGTCCCGAAGACTCGTATTCCACAGATGGCAAGCGTAGCATACACACACGTTTCGGTATAAAGGAATAGAGAAATGAAAAAACCTTTCCGGTTTCATCGAGGCGAACTGAACGGGTACTACATTCAGAAACTTCTTCTCTGTCACAACGAAGCCGTGAAAGACGTCATAGAAGAGCTTGTCTACCAGTGTGTATTCCAGTGGAAGCTAGAAGGTGAGGTAACTGCAACAGAGCTTCCAATAAGAGAGTCTGACATCATAGGTGTTGGCAAATTCGCAGGGATTTACCGGCCAATCCAGTACAGTGAGAATATCGGCGATAGCGTTCGCCTCACCGAAAGCCACGTAGTCGCAGGACAAGAAAGAAGTGAGCGTGGGCTTTTCGTGCCGGAGGCGGACGGGTTTGGGTTTGTCAGGACCGAACAGGATGATTACCCGAGCGATATATCGACTGAGGCAACGAGCACGGCAAAAGAAACACTAATCCCTCACGGTCTCACCCCTATCGGCTACGTGCCGTACAACGTGAACATTTTTAACCCTGACGGATCGATAATCCCTGGAGCAATTCTGTCGTCCCCTCCAGGGGGCGGCGTGCCCTACACCGAGTATTACGGTGACAAGTACCTCTACCTCGAAGAGCATTTCACCGACACACAAAAAGTAATGAGTATCGAAATGTTCAAAAAATACATTGAGTGTCTCATGCGGATACGGTATAATGGGGTGTCGATTAAAGAGTTCTTGTATATCACTGAACTCTTAGGCGAAGGGTATATATACAATATAACGATATCGCAGAGCGCCCACTACTATGTTGTGAATTACTCAACGAATGTTTTTTCAAGCATTGACAATAAGACCGGAAGACTCGGAACGTGGCTTGCCGTGTGCACACAGAAGTTCAAACTTTTTCAATTAGTCCAGGTGTAAGGAGATTCATATGTCATACCAAAGCGATTTAGGTTCTATCAGGGACACTCTTATAAAGCTCGACACGAACCGTGTTGAGCGTTTGTCATATACACAGAATGCGTTTGACAACGAGCTTGTGGACGGTGTTACCACATTCGATGTAAACGCCGAGCAGAACATCCCGGCCGCAGGATATGATGACTACAATCCGACCATACACAACAAAGGCTTACGCAGCCAGGGCGCCTCGATCCCCAGGAACTCGCTCAACCATTTTTACGGCCGTCTTTCTTACAACGTCAATAAGCTCATCCAAAAGCTCCGTGCCTTCATCCTTGTCGACATTGCCTCGAAAGCGCATAACGCGAACGAGTATGACGCATCCGCCCCATACGCAAGCGGTGACGTGTGCTACATGATGGAAGCCCAGGGTGTAATAAGGTCCTATGTTCTATACCAAAGAACTTCTTCTGCCCCTGCGACTATCTCCGGCATCGCGGTGACTGACACGAACCACTGGACCAAGGTGCAGCCGAAGGTGAAAGGAATCCATAAGGATTACCAGATCGCTGACCTCACTGCGCTCAATAGTGCTACGTGGTATCCTGCGGTGACGACACTCCAGGACTTTCAAGCTGATACAGTTGGGACTAAAGACGGGGCAACACGCATACGCATAGAGGCGTATATGAACGGTACGATAGCATTACTGCCACAACCCGTCAGGGCTGACCTCGTGGTAGACTCAAAGTTCACCGGCTGGGCTGCGTCCTCGACAGATATAGTGGAAGACGCGTCTTGTATAGGAAATACCGATGGTACCGACTTTAGTGCAGCCGCAAACAATCCTATCGGCTACTCCAAACTTCCTCTCGGCCGCCAAGCGGTGATCTGGCTCAGAGGAGGGGCGAAATATGCCATATGGAACAGCTTTGGCTCTGCATTTACGCTCTACACTGGAAGCTACAACAACGGCCTCGATGGAGCGGTCTCTCCTTCCGCCTCGCGTGTGTTCGCGGTGAACAATGCAAGAATCCTCGCGGATGCCGATCTCCTTGATGGACTACACGCGTACAGATTTTTATCTAGAGAAGAAAATGGCTCTGCTAATTTAATTTCTGGCTCAAACATAAACACCGTGGCATTATCAACAGGTATCTATTTAGGTTTCAATTTGATAGGTGCGCCTACAGCGGAGGGGTATTTCTTAGAAGTCATGAATTATGCCGGAGGTATAAATGACTATACAAGGCAAACGCTGTGGCCGTTTGGGGCATACGGATATGATTCATCTGCTAATAAATGGACACGAACACGAAGAGATGGCGGGGCTGCTTGGGAAGCGTGGACTAAAGAATGGAACTCATCAAACGACGGTCCTGGCTCCGGTCTCGATGCGGACCTCTTTGGCAGCATGCCGCCATCACAATTTATAAGACACGGCAATACGGACGGATCGGCCATACAGATAACAGGGGGTAACTTAGATACTGCTGCTTTACCTTCCGGGTTTTATTGTGGAAACTCTATAGCAGGCGCGCCTACAGGAGACTGGTATTTTATTGAGGTGTTTAACTATTCTGGAAATAATTCATGGTCCAGGCAGGTGGCATACCCGTTTCAAGCACTTGGACTGGACTCTAATACTAATGCGTGGACAAGATCAAGGAATAACGTAGGGGCATGGTACCCTTGGAAAAAAATGTGGAACTCAGGGAACGGCGGCGTAGGCTCCGGCCTTGACGCAGGCCTCCTCTGTGGTGTTGACCCACGGGTGGGAACAGCAGGATCTGCATATACCTTAATCTTGCCTGGATCAGGAGTTACAACCGCTCTTCCTGCTGGTCTATACTCTTTGGTTGCGCCCGGACCTAATATTCTACTGATTATAGGAGGGCACACGTCTGGAAACAACTTTGGTGGAGGGCTCGTTTGGTCTAACGGATCTAACACATATTTTCAAAATAATAACGGTAATACAGCAGGGGTTGATGGACTCAAGCTCTACTAAAAGGAACCAAGAACCATGACACAGAAAGCAATGTGCAACCACCCGGAGGGCTAAACTATGGACGTGAAAGTAAGCAGAAAAGAATATCGCCTCCAGCCAGGTTCTCCTGGAGGCGTCGAGGTCCTGATGTCGGACATATTCGACCTCTATCCAGTCTTTTCTGCTTCTGACCCCGACCTCATAGAAGACATAGAGATCCTTGACGACCCGAGAGTAGAGCTCTTAGACCGCGCTATGTTCGCGGTCATTAAGCAGAGGGGCGGAGATCCTTTGAGCCTGCAGGACGGTTCTCAGTGGGAAGAGGCACTCTTGGGTGAGATATCGGTTACGACGCTTCTCACCCAGGTGCACGCCGCAGTCCTTCAAGAGGGCCCAGGCGTGCAGTCTAATTTCTCAACGTCTGTAGCGAACGGCAGGGAGTATCTTTCGGTCAACGTGAGCCTAACGAATTCGGCCTAGACTTCACCCGGAAGGGTTTTTTCTCTGTCTTTAATGTCGTGCATAAGATGTTCGGTGAGCCTGTCGAGGGAATCAATATAGTGTTGGTTCTTTGTGATGCAGGCTTTTACTATTCCTGCGCGGTAAGTGTCTTTGTTAGATTCATATATAGGTAGGTATTTTCCGTAAGTATCGAGCTTCATCTTGGCACAGTCCTGGACCAGGTTTGCCGTTTCCAATAACCACATATCAAGGAATTGCTCTATCGATGCTTTAGCTCCCGGCCAGTCTGGGAGCTCGTTATGCCCGCACTCGGTGACTCCTGACTTCGAGCATATGTCGACGTATTCATCTTTCAGAAGATCAAGAATACGAAGTCTGTATTTTTCATATCTCTCACTCATGAGCTCTTTCGTGAAGTGGTTATTACCGATACTCTCGTAGAGCGGGTACCTAAGGGACGATGACAAGGATCGCCTGGTCATCGAGCAGGCAGTGTATGTAGAGAACATATTCACTATTCGCTGCCTTAATGTATTCGTCATCTGCCGGAGCTTCTGCTGTACGAAATCGTCGGCATCCTTAATCTCTTCATTCATGTTGTACATGGTTGTCTGGCCTTCCTGCTCCTTTCGGATCGAGAAAGTGCCTATTTGGATCACCCCAAAGTGCTTGGCAAGGTATGTGAAAAAGACCAAGACGCACACTATGATAAAAGCCAGTACCACAAGGTTCGGCAAAGGAATGCCTGCGAAAGCCTCAGCTATAAGTTCCTTCATAATAACTCCATTTAATGTTACAGATTAGACTTATTATATAGCTTTACAATTGAGAACGCAAGTGCTAAAATACATACATAGTAAGGAGTTTTTATGGCGGTAGTAGACACTTCAAAAAGGCAGAAGACAGAAAAGTACGATACAAGGGAAGAGCTTATCAGAACCCTAAAAATGGCTGTAGCGGACGAGCTTTCGGCAGACACCCTCTACGACACGATTGTCGCGAGCGTTGAGGTGAGCTCCTGCATAACCCAGGAAGAAACTGACCAGATTATGAGCGAGGTCCTTGATATCCGGGACGACGAAGTCACCCATCAGCGGAAGCTTTTGGCCCTTATCTGCAGCCTGTCGCCTTCCTATGTAGATGCCCTCGGGGAAGAAGAATAATGGCAGCCCCCAAGAGGATCGTCCTATCAGGCGCTATCACAGGGCATGAAAAAGAAGCCACCCAGTACTTCTATGAAGCTGAACGTCTCGTGCACGCGCGATACCCTCTTGCTTCTGTTTTTAACCCGACACGCATCCCGAAGCAAGCTTCCTGGGAAGACTACATGAAGATATGTCGTGCTCGAATCAACGGGTGGGCAGACACTATTGTCATGATTCAAAATGAATTCTATCTTGATTCCAGGGGAGCGATCGAAGAGAAGGAACTCGCGGTAGAGAAAGGATTGAAGACTATTGTCCTCATAGCGAACGATACCCTTTTGGAGGTAGATCATGCAAACATCCTACGGAACCGTTAACGCGGATTCCGACTCAATACACTACGACCAGACTAACAACATATTCGAGCGATTCTTGCATGACCTCAAAACGTCAGGGCAGACGAAGTTCTTTCTGGAGACATGCAACATGAACGCAGCAGGATGCGCGGCAGAAGCCGTAGGTGGGAAATGGAAATACGTCCTGCCTCTGGGACCTGATGGTAAGGAACTTTTCGGCCAGGACGACCTTATGGCGTTCTATCTTTACTCCACCTATGGGCAAAAGAGAGCCCCTATCGTGGTAGACGGACTTTGTGAAAACGAAGTGAAAGAGAACATCGCGTGGGTGCTGCAGGAATGCTCAAACGTCAGAACAGAGATTGTCACTGCCTTAAACGGCAGCGATATGATACAAAAAATGGACGACGCACTCCTCTTGGGGAAAGCGATTGTCCTTTCGTATTTCACCGACTACAACTCCGGGCACTTCATAACCCTTGTGAAGAGGGACTCAGTTCTTCACACGTTTACCGCGCACGACCCGTGGCCTTCTAACAACCTCTGCCGAAACGGAGGTGTGCGCGAGGTATACCCTGACTCTTTCTTTATAACCCGTTGCACAGGCGACAGGCTTAAATTCGTAACCGTTTGCCGTAAGGAGGCTTAACATGGATCTATCAATTTTCGCGGGTGTAGGGCTATGGCTCATACTCATCGCAATCGCGTCGTTCGATGTGATCGGTATGATCGAGGGCGTGAAATCCGTTGTGGATTCCGTCAAGAATAAAACCGGCATGTGGTGGTGCCCGGTTTTGTCGTTTGTGCTTTCGTTCCTCGTTGCGTGGTTTTTAGGAAGCATCACCGACGTGAACATATTCTCTTCGAAGCTCAACGCGGTCCTCTTCGGTGGCGCCACCATCTTCGCTCTCGGTGAAGTCTTCGGGTACAATATGATTATTAAGTGGCTTTACTCGGTGTTCGATTACGCTATCGCAAGCTTCACTAAGAAGACCGCTGACAAAGAATACATGACCCCAGAGGTCAAATAAGGAAGGCATGATGTGGCAAAGAAGTTTCTTTTTCTGTTTACTGTCTTTTTTCTTGTTTCCTCTTGTTGCACAAACCGAAACATTGTACCCAGTGACGGAGGGAGAGCTATCCAGGCTGGAGGCGATATCGCTTCTACTGGAGCAGCAGTCGACGGGGCAAAAGCAACTGGTACAGAGCTTGCAGGGACAATTGACGGAACGATCAAAACAGGTGGTGACATTGCAGGGGTTATCGACGCAACTGCGGCTACAGATGCAGGCGTCAAAGACACTGTCGGACAGCTCACAACGTCAATTGACTCAAGCGCAGGAATCCCAAGCGAAATCCGAAGCATCGTACAGCGCATACGTGGACGCGGCAGCATTAACCCTATCAAAACAGATAAGTGATGACGCAGCAGTCTTGGAAAAACAGAAGGGAAAAACCCTTAAGGCTGAGTTCTGGGTAGGGTTACTGCGCAACATTGCGATTGTCGAGACTATCATATTGCTTGCACTCGGTGTCTTGGCATACTTGAAGTTCCGTCTTAAAATTCTTTAGGTGAGGTTTATATGGCAGATGTAGGACTTAAAAGCGTCGGGGAAATAAACGTGAAGAAATGCTTCAAAGGTTTCGCACGCACCTTCGCTATATACCACCCAGCCGATCTTGCAGCGGTCGGGATCTCTGCGTCTGTAGACAATGCAGGCGTAGCGGTCCCTCTCGATGTTATCAAGAGCACATACGACGCTACACTCAAATACACGAAGGTCACCTTCAACCTCACTGCTGCCTTGTCAGCAACACTCGACAAAGGGACCTTGAGCTGGATGTGTATATTCACCTACAACCTGGTTGATAAGCCGTATTTCACCGGCACGTTCGAGGTGCTGTAAAATGGGTGTACAAGTATATGTCCAGGATGTTGCCATTACAGTCGAGGTTCTCGACGACGACAACTTTGTCGTGGTGGCGGAGAACGACGTCACCCAGGTCGTCGCCGGGGATACATCAAGCCCAGGTCTTTCTGCTTATGATGTGTGGCTCTTACAAGGGCACGTCGGTACAGTGGATGACTACCTCGAATATTTAAGTGCAATACGGAACTGTGCGAGTGACGCAGAACAGGCCGCAGCTTTCGCGAGCGGCATCAAAATAGTTATAAGAACGGATTTACTCTAGGGAGGATGACATGGAAGCAATCAGAATGAGAGACGCAATGGACGCGAGCGTTATACGAGGAGCAGGAGACAAAGAAGAGGCGAGTACGAAAGGAAAGTACGTCTTCGAGTGCTTCGACAAGAACGGGAAACTCAAGTGGAAGGACACCATCGACAACGTGGTGACTACCCTTGGCAAAAACACTGCACTTGACGCGTTCCTTGCAGGATCTGCATACTCAGCCACTGGACCCTTCATGGGTCTCATTTCGTCTATCGGTTACACAGGCGTTCCTGTTGCGGCCGATACGATGGCGTCTCACGCAACATGGTTCGAGGTCGACGCGACTCCTCACTTCCCGACAGTAGCAGCTCGTCTCACGACGAACGGTAACTGGGCAGCGGCAGCGGCGGGTGCAAAGTCTCTCACGACTCCCGTGTCGTTCTCAATCATCACAAACGGTGGAACGCTTAAAGGCGCTTTTCTTGTCTTTGGAACTGGCGCCGTTGCAACTCTCGGCTCCACTGCAGGTGTGCTCCTTTCAGCAGGTGTATTCACCGGCGGTGATAAGGTCGTGAGCGCAGGGGACACCGTGCAGGTTTCCTACACACTCACGTTGACCTAAGATTAGGAGGGCAGTTATATGGCAATTGCAACACTGGATCAGTATATAGCTGCCGTCAAGCAGCGCGTGGAATACGTGAAGCCGACAACCGCGAGGACTTCCCTCGCGGGTAAGCCCTTCACTATTTTCGACCTTGCGGGTCAACCAGGAGCTGGCACCCTTGCCGGAGGCTCTACGACAGCTCCGGTCATGCCTACCAGTGCAACTGTTGGGTTTCCGCCAATCACATTCTCCACAGGCATCGGGTATATCTCGCGTATTGAGTTTAACAATTTCGTGTCCTCACGGCTTGCTCTATTTGATATGCTCAGTAAGTCCGGTCCGTACTCATATGCCGCAGGAACGACGACGATCACGACTAACCTTGACTCAACCTCGCGTATGCCTGATTATTCAGCGCCGAACGGTGGACACGGCAATGAAATCTGGATGGAAGTCACTACAGCATTCGTAACAGGTACAGCATGGCAGGTTCAAGTCACATACACAGACACGGCAGGAAATACCCACACCTCCGTCATAACAGCGGCTGCGGCTGCGGCTGCTCTTATCCTTGGCGCTATGGTTCAGATACCTCTTGCAGCAGGTGATGATGGTGTACAGTCGATTCGTTCTGTCATTGTAACAAACGGTGGTACAGCAATGACCGCGGGTGCTTTCAACATTCTTATTATGCGACCTCTATGGACAAGCGGTAGAGTACAAATAGCTAACGGTGGAGATATTCACGACATGCTTAAAACAGGTATGCCTCGCATATATCCGACCTCTGCTCTCTACGTGCAGGTCATTGCAGATTCTACTTCCACAGGATTCCCGGAGCTTAATATCGAAATAGCGAGCGCGTAATGGCTAATATCTGGAGACGCAACCCATCAGGCAGGCTTAACTCAAGCAGCTTGTACAACAGGATATACTCAGGTGTTGCGTCCCAGATAGCCGACGACTTCTTTGAATCATCAGGTTCTCCCGTCTACCAAGTAACAATTGCAGAAAGCATTGGCATAGCCGACTCTTGTGACGAGCATGATGTTACCCTCGCGGTAATTTCGGAGACGGTAAGCATCACCGACGCATGTGATGAGTCGGACATAACCCAGGTCAGTATTCAAGAGTCTTCTTCTGTTTCCGAGAGCGCTGCAACCATGTCGGCCGTAGCAGTCTCAGTCGCTGAAAGCGCCGGGCTCACAGAGTCCACGAACGCAGGGCTTGCCATTGCAGCTACCATACTTGAGACTACCGCCGCATCCGATGCACCCAATTCTGCACGGTTCTCACCCGCTTCTATAACGGAAAGCGTTGCATCTGCAGACTCCCCTTCATCCAAGTTTATCACCTCCTCTACCGTACAGGAGACAGTAGGGGCACTTGACTCCACGTCTGGTGCCGTGACCACGTCAAGCCTGGTCCAGGAGGCTGCAGGAGCTTCGGACGCACCGAGCGCCTCAACTGTTCTTTCCGCCTCTATTCAAGAGTCTTCCGCTACAGGTGATGCCCAGGCGACGTTATCGGTCGCCTCTGTAGCTATCCAGGAAAGCTCTGGTATCTCAGATAGCCAAAGCATAGGTCTCGTGGCTTCTGCAGCGATAGCAGAAACATCCGGGATCTCGGATATCCCATCGGCTCAAGCAACCCTCAAGCCGTCCGTCCAAGAATCTATTACTACATCCGACGCTCCCAACTCCGCCCGGTTCACCCCCGCAACGATGGCCGAAAGCGTAAGTCTCACAGAGACAGAAAACGCACAGTCGGTTCGCCAAGCGGCCATAGCCGAAAGTGCTGCCATTGCAGAGCAGGGAGCGGTCAGCACTGCGTATCCTGTGTCGATCACCGAAACGGTTGCGACCTCCCACTCATCAGGAATTTCAACCGTCTTTTCTGTTTCTATCTCGGAGACTGTGGCAACCTCTCACTCATCGATTTCGTCGAAGATCGTATACGCGTCTATTGCAGAAACAATATCTGCCATAGATAACTGTTTAAGCACTGCAATACTGAGACCTGCCGTAGCAGAAAGTGTTGGGGTAACAGACGGACCTTCTGCCTCAGCTTCCCATTATGTTTCTATCGCGGAAGCTTTGGGAGTGACAGAAGAAGAGTTGGCGAGTCGGGTAATTATAACAGCCATAAATGAGATTTCAGGAATAGGGGATACGGCCGTACTTGAAGCATCCCTTGTAGACCGTGTCTTTTTATCGAACGGGATTAGTCTGCAGACCAGATTTCCGCCTGTCGGGAATGATGTTCGAGTCCATATTAACGGGAAGGTGTACGGTATACCGGTGTTCCCGGCGACAGACAACAATGCAGGAGTGGTGCGTATTCAAGCGGACGGAACAGTCTATGCTATGCTGCACGAGTAAATAAAAAAGGGGCTCACCGTTTTGGTGAACCCCTATTCGTCTTACGCCTTTTTCAAGTAACACTGGTTAATAGGATATTCACCGCCTGAATCAAGCTTGACTCGTACCTTTCCTTGCCCACCTTCCGGCACCTCGGTCACGACGCCCTTTTCTTCCGGGGCACCGTTCGGCATGAATATAACCTTGTCGCCTACCTTATAGACAACCGGCTCGCTCATCTTCGGGATAGCCTGTTCGTTCTCTGTTTCCATGTCTTCCTCCTGGTAACGTATTATAACACGACTTGCACACAAGTCTCAATCGCTACATCTTGCTTTTTATTTCCCGGTACACACACGGGGAATCCTCATTCACGATCACAAACTTGAGCCGCACCGACACGATTGATTCCTGCGGCTGGTCGATGTTGATTGCTTTCATGCCGTATATCTCCGTCGTGTTATAGAGATTCCTTGTGACTGACTGGGCGAACCTTTGATACATCTTAAGGTTCCCGAACGTTTCGACTGAAAGCTTCCGCACCTTATTCGAGAAGGCCCCGGTAAACACGTACTGTATTTTGTTACGGCCGTGCTGCGCAGTCATGACCCATTCTTTCAGTACAGGGATGGTGACGAGATCCTCAGAGTCTACTTTTCCGGCGTTTGCTGACGGCATGATTCCTCCTTGATTTTCATACTTTCTCCTCCTTCCTCTTTTTCTGCTCGTCCCGAAGGAGAAGCACAATACTGAGCGCAAGTGGACTTACCACATCGAAGAATGTCGCAGGGATCGTGTACACGATAAACCGTATGGTCGATTCCTTTATACCTATCTTCGACGACATGAGCGTGTACACTGTTTCCCGTCCCGCCTTTGCAGTCTCTACCACGGTGTCTTTCTTTTCGATCTGTACTGTCTTCGCGTTATACAAGGCGTCCCGCTTCGCAATGGCTGCTTTCAGGTTCGTTTGCGCGAGCGTATAGTTCCTTGATGCCACAGAGTATACTATCGAGAATTTACCGTTCTCGTCTGGAGTACTGTTCTGTGACATCGTTGCTTGCCAGACATCACTGTCCTTTCGGTAACTATCAATGTCGGCACTCACTTGAGCAAGAGCAGTATCGTTCGTCGAGATTGAATTATCCACAGTCTTAACTGCCTGACTTGATTCAACTGCAGTCGTTTGCTTTATAAGCTCCTTCACGGTGAACTGGTCGTAGTTTACGGCTATAGTTGAGAACACAAGGTAAAATACTACACCTATTCCAATTACCGTTAAAAGAAGGCCGAACACTGCACGTATGTTGGCCACGAAGAACTGTTTGCTTGAGTGAAATGCAGTCGCTGCGAATAAGACCATTATCATCGATGTGATGAACGCGACCCACACTGGCTTCCCTGAGCCAGTCAAAAACGTGAAGCTATGGTACATGCTCATAACCATGCTGAATACACCGATGATGCCAAGAATCACTTCACTATCGTTCATGGAGGAAACAGAAGAAAAAAGGGCTTTGGCCTTGTGCGCTTCCGGGATAGGCTTTTCTTCTGTCTCTTTGACGAGGATATCAACCGGAGGGGCCACCTCGACGACAGGCGGCTCCTCGATCTTCGCGACAGGAGTATCTGACTTTCGCTTAAGCTCTCGGGCACGGCGGGCGTAGTCGAAGTCGAATCCGGTGGATGCTGGGTCGGCAAGAGCCTCTTTGATGAGTGGGCTTGTCGGCATCTTTTTCGCTACGTACGACTCAAACCTTGCACGGTCGACGACCACGCCGTTGTCAAATAATATCTTCGTCACGCCTTTTATGTAGTGGAGATCGGTTTCTTCGTCGAGGTATACCGTTACCGGTTTCGTATCTTTTTCAGCCATGTAAGAACTCCATAAAAGACATATTGAATGCGTCGGGATGTTTGGACACTTCCTGAGCGTCGTATACGAATACCTCTTGATCCTCTCCGCCGATATCCATGATCTCATCCTTCCACTGCTTGCAGATATTCTTCGGGGCAATGACAACGACAGGGAGATCCTTTTCCAAGGCTATGCGGATCGCGGCTCGGGTCTTGCCGGTCCCGCATGCGGCGACAATAGCAGAAATCTTTGACTTTGCGAACCGTTCGACTGCCTTTAATTGCCAACTATAGTCTGCCATATATACCTCACTTAAACTCGAATGTCTTTTTATCGTTCCGGTAACTAATCAATTCTATACCACGTTGTAGGGATCTGGCAATTCTTTCTTCTATGGAATTACGCACACAGATCATATAGGCGAACTTCGCATGGTCAAGCTGACCGCGAAGGATACGATGCTTGCTCTGATAGAATGTCTCGGTCGAGTTATCTACGCACGCATAGATGATATAATCGCACTTCGCGAGACAGTTTAACCCGTATGCCGAAGGCGCAAGAGACGAAAGGAACACCTGGGCGCGACCGGCTACGAAGTCTTCCTCGGATTGCCCCTTGGTTGCTTTTTCGTAGTGCGTGAACGATATACCATCTTTCAAGAGCCTTTCTTCAATCGCCTCAAGCATGTTTATGCGTGAACTTATGACCGCGACCTGGTGGTTCTCGACCCCGATTTCTTCCAGGAGTTCGAATATCTCTTCAAGCTTCGGGTTTTCGTCGAGTGCTTTGTAGGAAATCTCCCTCGATCCGTCAGGGAGCACTGTCGCGATAGGCTCAAAGCCGTTGCAGAGATCCTGCAGTCGGTGGGTGAGTTCAAGCGCCGGAGCTTGCCCGAGGACAATGTTGTCTGTAAAGCCAAGCTTTATGAGCTCATTGCCAATCTTCTTTGCCTTTTCGCTTATCTCGACATAGCGGATGATCGGCTCATGCACGAACTTCTCGAATGAGATATCGAACACGTCTTCACGCTTGACGACCATTGTGTATTCTTCAATGCGTTTGAAAAGCTCCGCTTGACGAGTGAACGGCGTATACACTTGGTGCGACATGATCCAGTTAAGATTGAACTCATCAATCGTGTACTCTTTGAAAAGATACGCCCTACTCATATCAAGCTGCAGTTGGCCACCGCGTGCATACGCATTTACCATGCGCGTGCGTATCTTATTCCAGTCCTTCTCGCTTATGCACACCCTGCGTCCGCGCCCAACGCGTATGGTTATCATCACGCAGTATCGTTCCGCAAACTCGAACATCGTCTCAGGGAAAAAAGACTCGGAAAGGAACTTGAACTGGTCATACACGTTGAGAGGCGATTTACTCTTCAAGGTTCCGGTCAATATGGACTTCTCACCAACATCACTCAATGTCTTTATAACACGGCACCGGCTCGATTTCTTGTGTTCGGCCATAGCCGACGTTGTCTTTATTTTTGAGCTTTCATCAAGGATGACGTAGGGGTAACCAAACTTTTGGAGAAACAGAGAAAGATGTTTCGGGAGGAATGATTTATCGATTATCTTGGTGTCTTTGGCGCCTTTCGCGGAGAAGCTTTCTGTATTGATGATAAACCATTTCATGTGTCCGTCTCCCTTATTTCTTTTCTGTTCTCTTGAGCCACGCACACACCAGGACAAGCGCCTTGCAGTACGAGATACGAGCTTTTAGCCTGCTCAAGAATGATTGTTGTACCGTGAGGTCATATAAGGCCCTCGCGTTGATATCTATGAAGTCATCGTCGTCCGCAATCAAGACGAAGTCATTGGATTGCATCGTACCTACATACCAGGCTTCCCACGTTCTGGTGCACCAGTAAAGGCCGTCAACCGTGTTCGCGATCTGGTCCAGGTACGGTGTCTTTTCTAGCTCGGAAAGGTCGTCCCATTTCTTCACAGCTTTCCTCCTACCAGGTAGCCTTTCATTATGTTCGCGGTCAGGCTCTTCATGGCGACGACATCAGACGCGTTGAACACCCAGTACGAGTTGTCCGGTACTGACCACGCGACGATCTTGATAACGAGTTTTTTGTGCCTGGCGTAGAAGAGTGGCTGTTTACTCTGGAATGTGATCTTGCCGTTCGCATCAGACACCTTATACTCGACAAACACGACCCGCTGGTTCTCGAACACTTCTATCGTGTCCGGGAACCCAGCTTCTTTTTCCTCGTTCTCAACCTCAAAGTATGTCCGACCTGGATGAAGGAGTCGCTTAGTCTTGAGCATAGCAGTCTTGAACTTCTGCTCTTCCCCTGGAGCAAACTTGTTGTCCATCGCAGGCCAGTCGTCATCTATTGATACGACAGGTTCTTTTTTCATGATACTCTCTCCATAAACTTCTCCTTATTTCTCTCGAAGTCTTTCATGGCACCCCAGTGGATACCGAGTTCCGGGTCGACGTATATCGGCACATCCATTTTAAGTGAGTGCTCCATGACATATTTCACTTCCGCGAGGCGCTTCAAAGCTTCTTTCGTTTTCGGAACACCGAAGTCAATCTCGTCGTGAACCGTGAGGTAAAGGGGGAACACATCGTCGTAGCCAGACTCGTAGAACTGCACGAGCGATTCTTCCATCATGTCTGCAGCAGATCCTTGAATGAGTTTATTGTAGCCCTTGTATGCACTCTTTGTGTCGACCTTACCGTTGTATTTACGCAGGTGAAGTTTCTTTCCACCGAGGGTGCGAATAAACCCGCGCTTCACAATTACATCAGAAACCGCGTCCATCGTCTCTCGGACGAAGGGAGCGGCGTCGTTGTACGCGTCGGTTACCTTCTCGGCAAACTCTTTCTCCCAGCCAAACGACTCCATCATCGTCGGTATCTGCATTCCGTAGCCAAGGCCGAATCCGCAATTCTTTGCGTACTTTCGTCCTAGATCATTGCCCTCCGCATCGTAACCATACTCTTCTGTGAGACCTGTTACATGCCCCATGTAGGTATGGAAGTCGAAGTCAGGGTTATTGTTGTACTCAGCCCTGATCGCGTCCGCTCCCGTTCCGACAGCGAAGTGCGCCTGGAGGACGTTCTCTTGTCCCGAGTAGTCCATCTTGCCGAGCCACATCCCTTCATCAGGAACGATGATCGCCCTGCATAGTTTCGCAAGGTTCAGCTCGTGGTCAGTCTTTCTGAAAAGTACTGTCTTTGATGGGACCTGCTGTAAATTCGGATTACAGTTATGCACGGCGTAGCCGTTAGCGATAAACGAGTGGTCCTCATGATCTATGGAGAGATCAAAGACTTGTACCTTTCCCAAAGGGGAGAGTCTTTTAACAGTGACCATACCCGATGTAAGCGTCTGTGACCCTTCTTTGTCACCAGCACAAGATTGTCCAGCTCGTTGTTTTCCCCGTCCCCGTCTATGTGATGCACATCGAACAGCCGAAGAACTTCCACAGGAACACCCAAAGCTTCTGCCATTACCAACCTGTGAATAAACTGCCTCTTCCCGTCTGACGTCTTTATAGTGAGGTGACCCTTGTTGTCCGACACAACTCCTTTCCAAAGATGGTGCTTCTCCAATGTCTTGCCCCGCATTGCGTTCAGTCCTTCTATCTTCCCACGAGAGTACCGAAGTGCTTTTTCTGCCTTCCAGACATCCGACGGAAGCGCTTCGCTCAGAACCTTCCTGACTGTTTGATTCGTCTCCGATACCTTCGCAGCCACTTCTGCAGCCGTCGGCTTCTCCTCTGAGAGGAATAGTCGCACTATCTCCGAAATTAGCACGATGTCCGTAACCTGCCTTGCCGACATACAAAACCTCCTTGCACTTGCCTACCTCTTCCCATCCTTTTACAGACATGAAAGGGTGGTCGTTAGTGCAAATTATACTGGAAGGTGCTTCCGTTGTCAATCTATAGGCTTGCTTCACTCCTCTGTCAATAAGAGCGGCAACACGTGCCACAGCACCAGTATGGGTTATAATCTCGTCGCCTTCTTGGATGTCACGAAGTCTTTTTCTGCCTACAGGTGTTGTTACCCAGGTATCCCCGGAGAAACAAGAAGAGAATCGTCCGGTTTGCCGCGCACCTGAAATATTAAAGTCCGCGTGAATACGGCCGTTCACGATGAATCGGTCGAACTTGGGACCGAGGAACTTGTCGATGACACTCGTGACCTGTTTGAGATCTACAACCGCCTGGGCGACTGGATGATCGCGCCGGACGGCGTCAAGAGCTGCCTTGTCGATGTTCGGGTTATTGGTCACCCGGTAGCCTGCGTCAGTGAGGTCCTGTGCGGTGCGCGACGCGTACTGTTTGTTGACGTATACGAGAAGTTGACCCTTCCTGACACGCACCCCGGAGAACACGTTCTTAAGCCTTTTTTTCTGGTCTGCGAAGTCTGGATTCTGGAAGTCCTGTCTGCCAATATACCCTTTAATGCGAATCTTGTGCCTATACGGAACGTTCATTCGGTCGAAAAGCTCCGCAAGCTGCTTAGGCGAGCCGACGTTTGTTTTTCCATATTTCTCGGTAAAGTCAGAAAGAAGACGGTCTTGGTGACCCTTCACTATTTCGTAGTTTGCGGCCTTCGCTTCCATGTCGATGCGCACTCCGCGCTGCTTCATGGCAAGTGACACTTTGATGAGCTTGAACTTCCGCAAAGCGGGCGCGAGTGTACCAAGGTGCTGGAGCTCGGCGAACTGTTTTTCCCATATCCGCACCGGCTGATCGGCGTCAGAAATAACGTACGCACGCACGAGATCAGGCACCGCTTCGATATACGTGAGTTTTCCCTCAGCCTTTCGACCGTACCACGCAAGCTTCAAGTGCTTACGGAAGTCACCCTGGAGGCCGTGTGCTCTCGCCCACGCCATGAGAGGCTCCGCGCCTTTGCGCTCGCCTAAGTATTTATACGCGAGAGCATCGAGTGTGTACTTTTGGTACTCGTCAATGCACGACTCCGCTTGCTGCACGTCAACGAGGCCACACTTGACCTCTTTCACCTTCATTTTGAAAGAGCTGCAGAGCCACCCCAGGTCGTATATGATGTTCGCTCCCACGAGAGTCACTCCGGGATTCTTGAGCATCTTTTTCACCAGCACCCCGCCGTTCCCGTCGAGAGCTGTTTTTTCTTTTGTCTCTGCGTCGTAGACACCGGTTACAAGGATC